TATCTGGATTTATTAAGGCTTAAATTCCGTAATAAAATTGTCCAATTCGTAAGTTTTGCAGAACTTTTTTATTTTGCTAAAACTAAACTTGCTGAAATCGATACTATACCTGTATTCTTTTAACTTTAAAGAAACTTCCAAATATACACCTGGATCGTCTTTAAGATAGGATTCTGTAGTAATGTATACCGGTATCGGAAAATACTTTTTTACCTCTTCAACAAATTTGACAATGTCTTGATTGCATTGTTTTTTGTTGAGATAGAAAACGGTATTTTTTTTATGTGGTAGAGTTCTATGAGCTTTACACAAATTATGCAGAGTAAAGTACTGTAGTAGTTTTAGGTAGTCTTTTCTTGGAAGATCTTCGTAAGTAAGAAACCCAAATTTTAAAAGTTCGTTCTTTAGTTCAGACAATACAATGTTTTCTATTTCTGTAAACTCAACCAGATAAAGATTGTATTTCAGCTCTTGTATCGGTAGATTCATTTTGATTAGTACTCAGTATAGCACTACTATTTTCTATTGCAATACTTTTCAACAAAGAGTTCGGTGCGCGTCCGATACGGCAATTAATTATACCGTTGTAAAACCCCTCTCTCAACAGCACATCATTATCAAACTGGATTTTAGCTTCGTAATAGGCCAATTCAAATTTGCTTTCACAGAAACGTAGTATTTCAAACTTAAATTTATCTTTACCGTGCTTTAATATATCCGCATTAAGTTCATTAGAAGATGATGTGTAAGTTTTCCAATCAGTTTCAACATCAAAATGTCTTTTGTTTTTACGGCCTTTCAAAGGCTTCAATTTTTTTACCGACTTTATTTGTTTTTTACCAAAGTATTTTTTGTTGCAAATAGTATTTGTAATTACGTAAATAAACCCATACGGTAAGTTGCCTGGGTCTTTTATTTCAAGTTTTGTTGTCCAATGACCTAAATCCATTTACATCTACTTACAAAGTTTTTGGAAACGTTCTACGGATAACCTTAGCTTTACGGTTTTTTCCTTTTTTTGCCCCTAGTATATGTGGCATTCTCGTATCTCCTGGCGCGTAAAAATCGCTTGATTGGCCGGCTACTGGTGGATGAGATTGACCAGCGCCAAATACACTACCGGTAGTCATGTTTTCAAGTATTTTTAAGTAAGCTTTATCGAAATTATTCATGTGGAAAATGTTTATTTATATCATATACTTATCAATATATGGACTTGTCGGAACTAGACAGTGCTTTTGAGAAATTTGATAAAGAGCTTGCCACAGACCTTAGAATGGATGAACTCACCATTAAGGAACGAGCAATGCTAGCGCCTGTTATTAAGCATAAGTGGGTTGCTAGAACCGCTCAGCATAAAAATCTTCTTTTGAAATTAAAGAGCGCACATAAAGCTCTTCTTAAGAAAGTAACTTCATCTTCACCCGTCAGCCTTTCAAAATCCTCTTTAGACCATATTGCAAGTAACAGCCCGGAGCTACAGCAGATTCAGGAAGGCATTGACAAGGTTCAGAATATTATTGAATATCTGGAGAAAATTGAAAAGCTTACTTCATCTTTGACTTTTGACTATAAAAATGTTATAGATTTACAGAAACTTGAAACGACATAATGATAGTAAAGTTTAAATACGACCCAAAAAGAAAAGAAGTAAAAATTGAGTCTGAATACTTCAATAGTATCAGAGAGGCTTTTTCTGTAAAGAATCCAGGGGCACGTTTTAACAAATTTGCACGTTTTATACCGCAAAGACTGTATGCAATAACACCGGCAGGGTACTGTGGTATAGGTTTGGTGCCAGAAATAATTACCTATTTAAAAACCAACAACATACCTTTTAAAGTAGAATTAAATACAGAATACTCTCAGTTAATAGAAAAAGTACGTATTTGTACACCACCTGATCAACCCGTAAAAGAATTAGAGAGTAAATTTAAATTACGAGACTATCAAAAAGAGGCAGTAGATAATGCCCTCGAAAATGGCTGCGGGGTAATAGAATTGGCAACCGGTGGTGGTAAGACTTTAATTATAGCGAACCTTGTTTACGCTGCATTGCAATATATAGAATATACAGAAAAAGTCTTAATTATAGTTCCAGATCTCGGGTTAGTAGAACAGACTTATAAGGATTTCGGGGAATACAATTTTCCTGTTCAGTTAATTAGTAAGTGGACAGGAAATAACGAATACAATCCGCATGCTCGTATTATTATCGCTAATATGGGTATTTTGCAGAGCGAATCGTCAGATCTTTCGTGGTTTAATGAAGTAGGTTTACTCGTAGTTGATGAGTGCCATAAACTACGCAAAGGTAACAAAATTAATAAACTTATTGACAGGATCCCTACTCTGAGACGATTCGGTTTTACAGGTACCTTGCCTGAAAATGAAATTGATAAGTGGAATATATTTAATGTAATCGGTTCTGTTATTTTTAAGAGAACCACCACTGAATTACGTGAAGCAGCTGGAGGGGAATATATAGCAAATGCACAGGCATTAACATTACATTTAGAATACGACCGGATACCAGATTATACTTCAGTTTCTGCAGCACAAAAGTATTTATTTGAAATTAATTTTATTCAACATAGCGAATTTCGCAATAAAGTAATATGCAATGTTGTTAGCAAGTTAAATAATAATTGTCTTATTCTTGTAGATCATATAGATCATGGTAATATACTTTATAGTAATCTAACTAGTCTGGAGAATAAACAAATATATTTTATTCAAGGTAGTGTTGAAGTAGAAGATAGACTAAAAATACAGCAGTTAATGGAAGCTCACAATAATGTAGTTTGTGTAGCCATTAGTAAGATATTCTCTACTGGTATTTCTATAAAAAACATACATTATATTATGTTTGCCGCTGGTGGTAAATCAAAAATAAAAGTATTACAGTCAATAGGCCGTGGTCTACGCACTCACATCAATAAAGATCTATTAATACTGATAGACGTCGTTGATGACCTTATTTACGGTAAAAAACATTACAGCAAACGCAAAGAATTTTATGAAATTGAAAAAATTAAAATCAGAGAAAAAACCATCTCCGAAAAAAACTAAAACAGAGACATCAGTAACTGTCATACCTGTGAAGAACAAAAAGCCTAAGAAGCCTAGTGCTGTAGCTTTGGCTAAAAAACAATACTATGTAAATCCTAAAGAATTTACTGAGGAATTGCAGACGTACTACAGAACAGATATTATTACGGATAATCTTGCGTTAATGATACGTAATATAGCATATGGTCTGGCGCATGCGCCTAATTTTATTAATTATACCTTTAAAGAAGAAGCTATTGGAGATTCTTTAATCAATATGTTTAGCGCGTTAAAACAAAAAAAGTATAAGTTTGATAAAGGTTTTAACCCTTTTTCTTATTTTAATTCTATTGCTTTTAACTGCTGGAGATCTAGAATAAAGAAAGAAAAACGTATGAGAGACACACTTGCAGCTTATCAGGAAGAAGTATACAGTGTGATCGGCCCGCAAGTCGGAGTCGATGACCCTGTTAATCCTTTAAACAAGAATGCAAATTAAACTAAAAGGTACCGAAGTAGGTATATTTTCAGATCCACACTACGGGGTACACCGCAATTCTGAAGTGTGGCATAAAATCGCTTTAGACCATGCTAAATGGGCTGCTCAGCAATTTAAAGAGCGCGGTATTCAAGATATTATCATACCCGGAGACATTTTTCATGATCGCAACGATATTGCTGTTAACACTCTTCATATTGTCACTGACATATTCGATATACTACGCGACTTCAATATCATTATTACAGTCGGCAATCACGACGCTTATTATCGCGATAACTCTAGTGTTAATTCCGTCTCCATTCTTAGAGGTTGGTCTAATATTACTGTTGTTGACACTCTTCAAATTGTTGACATCTACAACAAGAAAATAGCTCTTTGTCCGTGGGGTCAAGATATTACGCAGGTACCAGAATGTGATTTAATTATAGGTCATTTTGAAATAAATAGTTTTAAAATGAATTCCTATAAAGTCTGTACCAGTGGTTTGCAAGCTAGCGATCTTTTAAATAAAGCCAGTCTTACTATTACCGGGCACTTCCATCACAGAGATGAAAGAAAATATAAAAATGGAACTATTCTTTATGTAGGCAATCCTTATCAACAGGATTGGGGAGACTTTGGTACATTTAAAGGGTTGTATATACTAGATATAACCAATCTCAATTATGAGTTCATTGAGAATACCATCTCTCCTAAGTACGTACGGCTGTATTACACCGAACTAATGCAAGGTGTTTACACGCCGGAGACTTTAAAGGCAGTTATTGCAAACAATATTGTCAAGTTTATTATAAATGAGGCTGTAGAAACTGAAACTGTTGACAAGATTATACGTAAACTAGTCGCTTTGAAGCCAGTAGAATTCACAATAGAACACGACTTGTCTGAACAAAGTAAAATCAATATAGAAGAAGCTGCTAATAAAGAATTCAATATTAGTATTGCAAAATCTATAGAGGAATTCATTGATTTAATGGATATCAAAGATAAGCATTCGGTGAAAGAATATGTCACTGAATTATACCGCAAAGCTCAACTACTATGATTAAAATAGTGTCAGGTTATACTGAAAAAGGCGGCTCAACAACCGCATTCATTAATTTAACAAATCTTTTCAACAAAGAAGGTATACCCTGTACACTTTACGGACCTCATAGCTGGCATTTAAACAAATGCCAGTCAGGTATTATAGCTGAGGCAACATTTGAGAAGGATGACATATTTATATTTCATTTTTTAAAACTTAAACAGAGACCAGACGCAAAAAGAGTCATACTTTCATGTCATGAAAAAAACCTCTTTAAAGTAGGACAAGTAAAGCAATACTGGGACGAGGTGGTTTTTATAAACAAAGAACATAGACAGTATCATTCCGAATATAATGGTAAATTTTCTATTATACCCAACTTAAAACAGGAACTTACTTTAACCAGTAAAGCGGGTCTAGAGAGAATTGCGGCTGTAATTGGTACTATAGATTATAATAAGCAAACACACTTATCTATACAAAGAGCAATAGATGATAACTGTAAAAAGGTCTACGTTTATGGCCCTGTTAATGATCCTTTCTATTTTAAAAACTATGTAGAGCCTAAATTTAAGGACTCACGAGTAGAATATAAAGGATTTGAGCCTAACAAGCAAAAAATGTATGAAAGTGTAGAGCGAGTATATCATTCTTCTATAAGTGAAGTTGCTTGTGTAATTATAG